TGCTATGAAGGACAATCTATCTAAACAACAGATAGAACTTCTTAATGGCAGATATATTAAGGCAGATGAGGGAATGATATATGGTCAGATGTATGCTGACTGGAAGGAAAAACGCATTAAGCAAACATTAAATGAGTAAATAATTATTCGTAAATCAACACAAATACATGAGTGGAGACTGTAAACAACAACCAGTTATTTTTTATAGTTCAGAAATGACTGAAGCAAAGATTTTTCTTCTTCAGCATCATGGAATTCACTTAAGGGTTGAGGACAATAAATACTACTATAATAGTGTGCTCGATAATGAAGACCTTCAAAGAGTTTCTAGAGGAAAGCAGTCTAAGCAGAATCAAATCAAAGTCTGATAAGAGTGGTATAGCAGCTCTTTCTGCTGATCGTGGTGACAAATCAAGAAAAGAAAATCAAGCAAGGTCAAAGCAATTACAAAAAGATATTCGTGGTACATTTGGTAGAGGACCAACTAAAGTAAAGGGGTCATATTTAGAAAAAGATAAAGAGACAGGAAAGGAAAGAAAAGTAAAAGAGAAAAGTTATGTTATAGATCGGGGTAAATTAAGTAAAAAGGACTTTAAGAAAAAGGTTAAGAAACTTGGTAAGAAGTATAAGCAGGATTCGGTATTGACTCAAACTAAAAAAACTGCTACACTCCATAGAACCAGGAAAGGAGGATTAGATAAAAAAGGAGAAAATGTCGGTAGGTTTAAACCGCAAGGTAAAAACCCATATGGACAATCTCAAATCAAAGGAAAAACTTTTTCATACGGAGATTAAATGACAGACAAACCTTATGATGATTCCAATTGGAGAGAAGAGTACAAAGGGTACACTTCTAACAAACTTCAATTAGAGATGTTGGAGAACGGTCCTAAAAGTCTTGCACAGTCATGGTACATGCAAGCAATGTATAACAAGTGGAAAAAAATGAAAGGATATCATAAATTAGATCCAAAGGAGAATGAAGGTCAGTGTCAAAGCAGTATGAAAGAGTGGGAAGAGAGCATTAAAAAATACAGTTCATAAAGTGTCCACTTGGGGGTTTATAACCCCCTTTTTCATGTAGAATACTTGTATTGAAACGAACTACATTATGACCTTTGAGATTAAAATGACACAAGACGAAATTATTGATGGTTTGAGAAGTACATATGGCAAAGAGTTCACTGCTGCTGATGTTCGTGGATTCTGTGCTGCTAATGACATTGCTTATCAAACAGTTACCAAAAAAATCAAAGAGTATTCGGTTGGTCGTGGTAAGTGGAATTTAGAAGTCACTACTAAAGCAGTTAAGAATATTGAAAATTCATTTAGTGCTCCTGCTGCTCAACCTACACTAACACAGGACTTAGTTCCTGAACAGGATAATACTTTTGTTAAGTTTGGTCCTTTTAATGATGTAAAGAAAGTAATACAGTCAAAGCAATTCTATCCTACATTCATTACTGGTCTCTCAGGTAATGGTAAGACATTTGGTGTAGAGCAAGCATGTGCTCAACTTAAGAGAGAATTGATTCGTGTAAACATTACTATTGAAACAGATGAAGACGATCTTATTGGTGGCTTTAGGCTTGTCGATGGGGCAACTGTTTGGCATAACGGACCTGTCATTGAGGCACTCGAACGAGGAGCAATCTTGTTACTCGATGAGATTGACTTGGCTAGTAACAAGATCCTATGTCTCCAACCCATACTTGAAGGTAAAGGGTTGTTCCTCAAGAAAATTGGTAGGTTTGTCAGACCTGCGGTAGGATTTAATGTAATTGCTACTGCTAACACAAAAGGTAAAGGATCTGATGATGGTAGATTCATAGGTACTAATGTACTTAATGAAGCATTCCTTGAGAGATTTCCTGTAACCTTTGAGCAAGAGTATCCACCTGTTGGTGTGGAGAAAAGAATATTAGGTGGAGTAGCATCTACACTTGGTGTTACTGATACAGACTTTATTGCTAGACTTGTAGATTGGGGTGACATCATTCGTAAAACATTCTATGATGGTGGTATTGAAGAAATTATTAGTACTCGTCGTTTGGTTCACATTGTTCGTGCTTTTTCTATCTTTAAGAATAAAGCAAAAGCAATTCAAGTTTGTGTAAACAGATTTGATGATGAAACAAAGCAAGCATTCCTTGAATTATATGATAAGGTAGATGCAGACTTTGAGTTGCCAAATGAGGAGAGTTGATGTATGATTAACTCATGGAGCCTACTTTACGATGAACTTTATGGAGATGATGAAATGACTGAAGACAATACAATAACACCACAAGAGAGTGATGAGTACGATCCAAAACCACAATCTGATTCAGATGGTGCTGATTGGAATGATCCTATCATAACGGTAGGATCAGGTAGTACTGCATCAGCGTATTCCAGCGTATTCAATATCAATCTTGATACTATATCAGATGTCAGTATTGATACTGCAGGAATTGAAGGAATTAATTTGGAGGCAGATCCTGCTTACATAGCACCTGAATTTGTTAATTTTAGTATGGATGGGGTTGGTTTAGTTGATGATGCACCTTCATCATTCACTACACTTTCTGATAATGATGATTCAATAGCACATCATATTACTACTCCCACCCCTGGAATAGAAACAGACAATCCTCGAAAATATAAAGAAGATGAATCTATCAAAGCTCTTCAGGATTATATCTCCACGACATATGGTGGACACTATACTTCCAAAGAGAACAATGTCCAGACACTTGATCTTATCGAATCGGTTGGCGATGCGGAATCTTTCTGTCGTTCTAATGCAATCAAGTATTTGAGTCGCTATGATAAGAAAGGGCAAGCAAAGCGTGACATACTAAAAGCACTACACTATACACTCCTACTTTATCACTTCAGTGGGCAATTAAATGAAACTCCGACCCGTGGTTATGAAACTTTCTGAATCAACACTTTCACTTCTTAAAAACTTTTCTACTATTAATCAATCGCTTTTGTTTAAGCAAGGAAGTAGACTTCGCACCATTAGCGTGATGAAGAATATACTTGCTGAAGCAACTATTGAAGAGGAGTTGCCTAAAGATTTTGGTATCTATGATTTGAATCAATTTCTTAATGGATTGGGATTACATCAGAGTCCAGAATTGGATTTTGCTAATGATAATCATGTGGTTATCAAAGAGGGGAGAATGCGTTCTCAATACTTCTTTGCGGATGCTAATGTAATTATTACTCCACCAGAGAAGGAGATGACACTTCCTAGTGAAGATGTTTCATTTACTCTGAAGACTGATCAATTGGATAAGTTACTTAAAGCAGCAGCAATATATCAACTTCCTGATTTATCTGTTATTGGTGGAGCAGGTGTTGTTAAATTAGTTGTTCGTGATAAGAAGAATGATACTTCTAATAGTTTTGATATAACTGTTGGAGAAACTGAATCAGAGTTTGCTTTTAACTTTAAGGTAGAGAATATTAAGATTCTTCCTGGTGCTTATGATATTACTTGTTCTCAGAAGAACATATCTAAGTTCACTCATAAGAATATAGATCTTGTATACTTTATTGCACTTGAACCAGACTCTACATTCTCTTAATTTATGAAAGATGAATTTCTCTGGGTTGAAAAGTATCGACCTAAAACAATTGAAGAGTGTATTTTACCAGAGCAAACTAAGAAGACCTTTCTTGATTTCCTAGATAAAGGTGAAGTTCCTAATCTACTTCTTTCTGGTCCTGCTGGATGCGGAAAGACTACAGTAGCAAAGGCACTCTGCAATCAGTTGGGGGTTGATGTCTATGTCATTAATGGATCGGATGAAGGCAGGTTTCTTGACACTGTTAGGAATAACGCCAAGAACTTCGCATCTACAGTCTCTCTTAGCAGCGAGTCGAAGCATAAAGTCATCATCATCGATGAAGCAGACAATACCACTCCCGATGTACAACTCCTCCTTAGAGCGTCTATTGAGGAGTTCTCCAGAAACTGTAGATTCATTTTCACATGTAACTACAAAAATAAAATCATTGAACCCCTGCATTCGAGATGTGCTGTGGTGGAGTTTGGTATTCAGGGAAAACTTAAACAAGAAATCGCAGCAGCATTCTTCGGAAGATTAGTATCTATTCTAGAGCAGGAGAAGATTGAAACTGATAAGAAAGTTCTTGCTGAACTTATCAATAAACATTTCCCTGATTGGAGAAGAGTTCTTAATGAGTGTCAGAGATACTCTGTTGGTGGTAAGATAGATACTGGTATACTGGCACACTTTAGTGATGTAAAGGTAAATGATCTCATTAAAAACCTCAAGGAAAAGAACTTTCCAGAAGTTCGTAAATGGTGTGTCAATAACTTGGACAACGATCCTGCTGTTTTATTACGCCGTATTTACGATAATCTTTACTCTTCCTTGGTTCCTTCTACCATCCCTGCTGCTGTTCTCATACTTGCTAAGTATCAGTACCAAATCGCTTTTGTTGCGGATCAAGAAATAAATATGTTAGCATGTCTTACTGAGATTATGGTAGAGTGTAAGTTCAAATGAAAGGTAAGAAAATCTTAATTATCTTGGCACTGACAGGATTTGCAAGAGTTGCTATTCTAACTATACCTATTGTAGGTATATACTTTGGGTTTAATTCACCACCTACTCAACAAATAAATGAGAACACAAAATAAGGAAAATTATTATTACTTTTTTTGGGTTATAGCAATGGTTGCTTTTATAGCACCACAAGTAATGACTGCTATAGCATATCATAAACTTGCAGATATTCTTAGTAAACCTGTACAAGTTGAAGTAGTTAATCCTATGAAAATTAAAATGAGTTTATGAGAACAGAAACGCAAGAGTCTTTAGATAGATTATTTACTGCCAAATGGAATTTACCTAAAGCAGCAGATAATTGTGGGTTGAGTTACGATGAGATGCGAATAATGTTTAACGCATATTGTAAGACGCATCCATCACTATATAACGAGGATGGGAGTTTAAAAAAATGACACAACTAGAAGAGAAAATTAAACAAGCTGAAGAGCGTATTAAAGAACTCCAAACCCTAATCGAACACTGGAAAAAACAAGAATGATTTTACCAGGAACTACAGTAACCGTTAAGAATCCCACTTCCATATATTGGGGATATGTTGGATTCATTCAAAGAATTAGTGGTACTAACGCAGCAGTTCTCTTTGATAATTATTCCCCTTGGGAGAAGATGGTTACATTTCCCATAAAAGATTTACATGAAGGAGGTCAATTACCAAAATGATTTTAGTTTTTATTATCGTAGGACTATTGTTCTTTATTATGGGGTATGGATTGTACCTTACAATAGGACCAGGTAAAGTAGATTTGCGTGACCCTATTGACGAACATGCTAAAATGCATGAACTAGGCATTGCACATGGACATGGTGGAAGTAAAGAATCCTATGAGATGTCTGGTAAATTAACTCACAAACATGATGAAAACAATTGACAATTATAAGGTAGTTGCAAACTATCCTTCAAGGGATCCTTATCCCGCATATAAGTTTTATAATGAACCTGAAGACTGGTCTTGTAATGGGACTGTTAAGATCTCTTGCAAAGATGGTAGGGTTAATGTTACAATATTTGAACAAGACTCAATCAAGACTCATAGATTAGAAGTTTATTCTGATGATGGTCCTGTTGGTGCGAGACTTACTGAACAAATTTGTCATTCTGAAAGACCATGATTACGAAAGAAAAACTAAGAAACCAAGTGAAATCTAAATTTTATTACATCTTCTGGGGTGTAGCAACAGCAACTGTTCTACTAGGTCAAATATATGTTGGTTCTGGATATAGAGTATTTGCCAATTCTTTACTTAGAATATTTGATGCTATTGAAGTTCAGGTTAATGATGATTATGAAAGGTTTTATTAATGGAACAATTTGATAATATGGAACTGCTACAACTTAAACTTTGTATGCAGATGACTAAAGATAAAATGTTTATGGGTGGAGACATGCGTAGACATGCATCTATTACTAAAAAGGTTGAAGACGAAATCTCTATAAGAGGTATCTAAATGAAACTAACTCAAGAAGTAATTGATCAAATCCAAGAGGCAATGAACCATACTAAAATGAATGGTGATCCTAACTGGAATGACGGTGATGAGATTGAAGTTCAACTTGCTGGTACATTTGCAGCAGATAAGTTTATAGTTCTCAAGAACAAAACTAAGAATCCTGTACCACCTTTTGTACCTCATGATGGATTTGATTATGAAAAACTAAGATGGAAAGATGGTAGATCAGCAGGTTATAATTAGATGAAAACCTTAGAAGATTATTTTTTTATTGGTTTAATATTACTTGAAGAGTTTGTTAAGAGGGTATTGATTTCTCCTCTTCAACTCTATACAATGTATGACTACTGGAGTCATAATAGAGCAGTAGAAAAGGCAGCAAGAGATGCTGAATTGAATCCTCCTACATTACCTGATCATGTCAACACTGAAATCCCTAAAGACCCCTCTTAGATATCCTGGTGGTAAGTCTCGTGCTTGTACCAAAATGGATAAGTATTTTCCTAATTTGGATAATTATGCAGAGTTCCGTGAACCTTTCTTAGGTGGTGGAAGTGTTGCCATACATGTTAGTAAGAAGTATCCTCATTTAAAGATTACTGTTAATGATCTTTATGAACCTCTTATAAATTTTTGGGTCCAGTTACAAACTTTTGGTGATGAGTTAACAGATAAATTAATAGATTATAAAACCAATCATCCAGATCCTCCTAAGGAATTAAGAAAAGAAGAAGGCACGGAGTTTCCTGCAAAAGAATTATTTCTTAATTCAAAAGAAGCTATTAATAATAAAAGTCTTGATGGTATAGAAAGAGCAGCAGCATTTTACATAGTAAACAAATGTTCCTTTAGTGGATTGACTGAGAGTTCATCTTTTTCTAAACAAGCATCTGTTTCTAATTTTTCAATGAAAGGAATAGAAAAGTTGCGGGGATATTCTGAGATAATTTCTCATTGGCATATCAATCAATATTCTTATGAGTATTGCCTTAGAGAAAATATTCATGATGATCTTTTCATGTACTTAGATCCTCCTTATGATATTAAGGATAATCTTTATGGTAAGAAAGGTGATATGCATAAAGGATTTGATCATGATGAGTTTGCAAATAATTGTAGTCAGAGTAATATAGATATGCTGATCAGTTATAATTCTGATCAACTTGTTAAAGACAGATTTAAAGGTTGGAATGCAGGAGAGTTTGATTTAACATACACCATGAGGTCGGTTGGTGAGTATATGAGAGAACAAAAAACTAGAAAGGAGTTATTACTTTTTAATTATGAAAAAACTTTTGAGGATATGGAAGTATGCACTGGGTAGCTTCTCTGACGAAAAGACTAAACGATACGACAACTACATTGTTATGGTACGGTCTTTTATATTCTTTTCTTATCTCATTACTAATTGTTTTATTATTGCAGGGGTCATAAGACATTGGAATTAAAAGATTGGCTCAATTCAATTAACTTCAATAAGGACAATCTTATTGAAGAAGATCCTTCAGCGATTAAGGATTATTCTCCATATATTGTTAATCGTTGTTTATCAGGAAATCTTGATTGTATTATGTTTGTAAATGAGATGAATAAATACTCTTTCCTTGATAAAGATATGCAATATTCATTTTATCTAAATACACTTAGGAAAAAGAAGAGATTCAGTCCCTGGCTCCGTAAGGATAAAGTCACAGACCTCGAAATCATTAAACAATACTATGGTTATAGTAACGAAAAAGCATCACAAGCTTTGAAAATATTAACCCCTGAACAAATTAATTACATTAAACAACGACTTGATACTGGA